TCCGTTATGGTTTGATATTCTTTTTGATATAGGACCAGTTAGTCCATCTATTCCTATCTTTAAATTTTTGTCTTGAATTTTGTCTACTAATGTTACCATATTATCTTGTTCCTGATGAACCAAACCCTCCTTCTCCTCTTGAAGATTCTGATTCATATAAATTATTACTATCTACCAACTCTACTAAAGGTTCACCAAGAGGTAATAAGACGAACTGGACTATCTTGTCTCCAGGTTTAATATACTGTGGAGATTCTCCTACATTTGTTAGGTTTATGTGTACCTCTCCTTGATAACCGCAATCTACTACACATGCACCAACATGTAAATTCTTCTTAACAGCTATTCCGCTTTTATTAAATGCTACGAGTGCAAAACCTTCAGGTACATTTACTTTTACACCAGATGGAATTAGGCAAGACCTACCTGGAAATATCTCTGTTTCACCTTCATAATCATTTGGTATAAAAAAGTCTATACCAGCATCGGTTGAATTTGCCCTTGTTGGAGTCTTTACATCTCTAATTTTACTTATCTTCATTATTTTTCTCCTTGATATAGTTATCTAAACCTCCTAAATAGGCAACACAGTCTAATAGATTATCTTCTCTATAATTGTATGAATGGCGAGATAATTTTAGAGCTATCAAGGCTGCGTACATATCTTCAGCTACAAAGTCTTTGCCAGTCATACCACTAGCTATCTTTGCTGCTCTTTCCATACCTTCACTAAAAGGACCGTATTGTCTTTCTTTTTCTTCTGATCGATTATTTATTATCTCGTCAGCTCTTTTGAGTATTGATTCTTTCTTTTTCATATAAATAATTTTTGCATTTGTTTATTTGTAAAAGCTACTAATTCTAGTTTTTCCATACTTCTTTGTGGTAAAAATATCTTTTCTCTGTCTATATAATCTATTGTTACCTCAGGTTTCAATATCCACGGCTTAATTGTTCCGTTTTTATTTGTTGCATCCATAAGTATATTGTCTCTCATGTTGTAGTGCATTTCATATAAATGTAAACTACCTGCAATGTGATAGTACGAGCCTAATTCTAGATCTGGATATATTTCTCTAAGTTCATTTAGCATTAACTGCTGGAAAAGTGCAAAGTTAAATACATCGTTACACAAGCCAAAAATAATATCGTTACTTCTCATATTAACACAGAGATGCAATTTATTATCTCTAATAAAAACTTGTAAAAATTGAGTACATGGAATATCATGCCAGTTTTTAGTCTTATGGTAAGGCTGACCAATTACGATTGTACACCTTCTAGAGTCTATGTCTTTTTCTAACTCTTTCTTAATCCAATCCCATTGCTCTCCTAGTATGAATGTACCGTAATTTGATTCTACTTCATTTTGTCCATCTTGAATTCTTAACCAAATATTAGCACATTTACCAATGTTATCTACTCTTTTATTTCTAGATAGATACCATAAGAATTCCATAACTGCATAATTAGTATTAAATTTCCTAGATGGAAAACCTATGCCTAATTTTGTTGGGTCAGTTAATTCAAACGACCTAAACAATAATTCTGTTTGATTGCTGCCATTACTATTCACATAGCTACCAAAATGGGTAAGTGCTTGTAATTCTGACAGAAATAATTCGTGTAAACTATTAAATTTATTCATAATCTTGTTAACCTTTATTTGTATATAATATAATAAAAATATTTGAAACTAGAAAACTTTTTTGTGATTTTTTTCACCGTCTCCGTAAAATTCTTTCAACTCCTGACAATCGTTGTATATTGTTTCTAAATTTACTCCCTCTTTCCATTGAGCAAATTTTCCAACCATATCAATTCCCATTACCCTTTTTACATCTAAATTATCTGATATTTGAGTTGTTTCTATGTATTTGACAACTTCATTGTCTTCTATCTTATCATCGTATATGTTTCTCATACAATCATAAAATACACTGTCTCCTACATAAGTTTTTCTAAAGTATGGTCGACCCGTTGCCAATATTTGTTTATATATTCCAGAAAGTATGATGTCTTCTTTAGATTGTAGTTTACAGATATATACAAACTTATCGTTGTGGGGAAGGTGAAAGCTTTCTAAACTATTATTCTCTATTATTGATTGTCTAATTTTTCCAGATGCATCTAGCTCTGCTAAATCTACAATGTTAATCGTTGAAATTAACCTATCAAATTCAATAATTTTATCATCAAAAATCAATTTTCCGTGTACATCTACCTTGAGCAATGTTTTATCTATACAATTTTTATTTACACTTTCTTTAATTTTATCAAACAATAATTCATAACTTTTTTCAGGCCCTTCACCGTTTATCGAAACGTATCTTTGATATTTTTCTAATTGGTTGAGATAGCTATCTTCTACATTTGTCTTTCCTCTAGTATATAGACAATATAATTTGTAAAAATTTTTTGGCCTATTAGAAGTACACTTTCCTCTATCATCATAAAATCTTTCGTACTCTCGTATACTGCAATCATCAAAAATTTCATTGCAAATGTTAATGAGGACTGGAGGTATCATATCTTGGCCATGATTTCTATCCAAGTCTTCTAGGCTTGAATATTTTACCAAAGGGACTTTTAAAATATAAGAAACAAAATAAGAAACAAAATTATTACCTAGAATGTATTTCATATTTTATCCACCTCTTACGGGGTCAGTGTCAATAAACATTACAGATTGACTAGCAAGGTACTGTTTAATCAGTCTTCCATTAAAGTCTCTGACAGATGCTGAACAAACGAACTCAACAGATTGGGTAACAATCGGCTTATACTCATCTGCCCATGGTAAAGAACTCGCAGCCGGACCAGGGGTAAAGTATGGCATAAGTGCACCGTTTCCTCCCGACTCTAAACCATCTACATAAGAATTTCCCCCTATCAGTTTTGGAACGTAGCCTAAATAAGCATTAGGATTTCCTAGAGATTGGGTTGTTTGCCTCTGTGCAGGAACGAATGTTGGAGCTTCAATAAATGACTCAGAGGTCATAGTATCTAAAAACGAACCTGTAATGACTGCTGCAGGAATTTGCTCTGGTCTGCTGAGCTCTGATCCGTCCGCTCCATAAACTGCTATTTCTGTTGCGGTCCACTTAAAGTTTAGGCTGAACCCAGAATCAGCCATTCCTCCTATTGGATTTTGATGGAACTGTCTTGCTATTTGGTCGGCAGTCGGGTTTGTAAATTGTCCTTCAGACTCGTTTAGTAGAACCTGTCTATACAGCGGTTCATTGGAGTCAAGAAATATTTGTTGGATTCCAACAAATCCTGATGTTCCTCCAGCTGCCTGAGAAAATATGCCAGCTGAGCCAACAGAGTGTAAAGG